ACGGGGAATTACGAATGACGAATGACGAATGACGAATGGGGGCCGGCGGTGGCCACGGCCTCGATCACGGCCCGGGCTGCCTGGAGGTACTCAGGGCTGGGTTGCTTGTCGATTTCCTGGCCTGGGCGGTAGTGGCGGTAGACCTCGGCTTGGAGCTCGTTGGGGACCATGTACCAGTGGGGCGCGCACATGAGGAATCGGGGGGGGACGCGTTTCGCGCAGCCTTCGGCGTGGCAGGTGTGCTTCCGGGTCCGCTCGGAGATCTCAGGCATGGACGAGCTCGTTGTGCTTCGACCGGTCGTGCTCGTGGACTCCTCGTAGCTGGGCGATGGGGTAGCGGCCCTCCACTGGGTAGCCCTGGCAGGCCCATCGAAGCGGGGCGTTCGCGCTGACGCACTCGTCGCAGACTACGGCGATCGCGCCGTCTGAGGGCAGGCCGCATTCGAGGCAGCCCCAGCCGTGGCCGGGGATCGGTGATTTCTTGGGGATCATGAGGGCGGTTCGGACCCGGACCTCCGGGTGCTCCCTTCCGCAGCAGCAGCACGGGCCGAAGGCCAGGTCCTGGTCGACGTCGTCGAAGTCAGCCATGGGGTGTTGGTTCCTTTCGGGTGGTGACGGCGTGGGCGACGGAGTAGAGGCCGCTGGCGCTGAGGCCGAGGGCGAGACCGCCGATGGTGGCCTGGAAGGGGTCGGCGGCGGCGCCCTGGGTGTGGGCGGCCCAGGCGCCGAGGGAGATGGCGGTGCCGAGGCTGGCGGAAAGCAGCGCGGCATAGGCGCCGGGGAGGCCGAACGCGCGTTTGGCGATCTCGACCAGGCCCATGATCAGGGGTACCACGGCGACGCCGCCGATGAGGGTGCTCTCCATCTGATGCAGTCTGTCGCAGCCCGGCTCAGCCGGGCGAGCCCCCGGTGGCGCCGGGGGAGGCAGACGCCACCGGGGGCTCGGCGAGGACGAAGCGGCTGCAGGCGGGGGCGCTGACCCGCCGAGCCGTGACGTTGAAGGTGCAGGAGTAGATGGTGACCTCCTCGAGAGGACCGGTGGGGGTCAGGCGCATGCGCTGCCGCCGGGCCCCGAGGTTGGCGCACTCGCCGCAGAGGCGGTTCTCCGGACCGGGGCCGAAGATCTCGACGCAGGGGTTGGCGAGGCGGGCGACTCCCGCTGGCAAGGTGGAGCTGGCGGTTTCGTTCAGAGCGGCCATCGCCTCGGTGATGACGGGGTCGTTGAGCACGGGTATTCTGGCCAGGGTGCGGCTGGCTGAGGCGCGCTCGAGCTGCTCTTGGCTGAGCTTTTCCATGGGTGGTTCCCTCCCTTAGAAGCGGTGGACCTCGAACTCCCAGGTGAGGGAGGCGCCGTCGACGGTGCCGGCGGAGGCGTTGCCGATGCCGAGGGTGACGGTGTCGGCGGTGGGAACCGCGGGGCCGACGAACACGACGCCCTGCACGAGGGCCGGGGGATGGGGATAGACGTAGTCGGTGCTTAGGATGCCGGTGATGGTGACCGCGAGGTTCTGGACGGTGTCGGTGGCGCCCGACGCCGGGTTCACGGCGGCGCTGGCGCGGAGCACGGTGGGCCCGCGTGGGACCAGGCTGAAAGCCATCTCGGAGGTGGTGAGGGCCTTGCCGATCCGCTGGAGGATGGTGAGCGTGGTCGTGACCGCCGGGATGGTGGCGGTGTGGGCGCCGGCGGTCGCGGACAGGTACTGGTCGTTGCCGGCGGTGTAGGGGGCGTCGGAATCGAACAGGACGCCGCCTCGGCAGACGGCGATCGCTTCGGCGACGCCGTACTGCATGGCCATGAAGGTGGCGGGGATGCGGCCGTCGGCGTCGGCGAGCACCCAGTCGGTGCCGTCGTGGCCGATGAGGTCGCCGACCTTGGCGGTGACGGCGGTCTTGAGGGTGAGGCGGGCCACACCCTCGGCGTTGAGAATGACGGGCTCTGCCATCTTTTTATGGTGCTCCTTTCGTTGTTAGGGGGCTGGCACCAGTCGAGCGGGTGCGCGGTGCCAGCGGGGGTTGGGTCGGGGCCCCGGGCCTCGGCGGGCGGAATTCGTACGTCGTCAGCTGTACCCGGGGTCCCCGTCGTTTCTTAGGTTGGGCCTCCGTTTCTTAGATTCGCATCGACGACTAAATAATTCGGTCAAGCTGCCTCATGCGGCGCTGATCCCTCTGAGGCGGGCCAGGCCCTTGTTCTGGGCCAATCCGAGGCCCGTGTACCAGCGGATCCGCACCCGGGAGCCGTCCTTGGTCTCCAGCTGGCCGATGTTCACCACCTCGATATCGCCGTTCTGGACGCCGAACACGCCGACGTCCTCGCCGAACTTGATGCCGTAGATCGAGGAGGCGGCGGTCTCGGTGCCCTCGGTCTCGTCGTTGGGCTGGAAGCTCGACGCGATGACCGGGATGCCGTCGTAGAACATGACCATTCTTCCGAACGATGTTTCCCCGGATTCCACATAGTGGGTGGAAGCCGTTAGCAGGGCCTTGAGCTTCCGCCGGGATCGCCGGCTCATGAGCAGGATGTCCGGCTTGCCCGGGAAGACCAGGTCGATGGTTTCGTCCAGCTTGGCCAGGGTGAGAGCCGCGCCGTTGGCGCCCATAGTGAGCTCCTGAGCGGCGACGGCCAGGATGCGGAGGCCGTCGAAGCTGTTGGAGTCGACCGACACGTCGCCGACGATCACGGTGTCCTCGAACTTGCGAGCCACGCTCTTCGCGGCCAGGGCGGTCTGCACGCCCATCTGGTCGTTGATGTTGCCCCGGGTGCGCTGGATGAAGTTATCGACGTCGGCGTCGCGCACGAGGATCGCCAGGTTGACGGGCTGCTTCGTGAAAAAAGAGGTGGCCTCGGTGATGACGGCGTTCACGGCGTAGAAGGCGGCGCCGGGGAGGGTGTTCTCCTGGTTGTACTTATAGGAGTTGCCCTCGACGGTGATGAAGGGCAGGTAGTCGAAGATCGGGCCCTCGTCGATGATCGTCTCGATGACGCCACGACGAAGCATGTCGAGTGAGAGCTTGGCGCTCTCGGCGAGAGTCAGTGCCATGGTTCCTCCGAATTACGAATTACGAGTTACGAATGACGAATGAGGGACGGCTTCCATTCGGAACTCGTCATTGGTCATTCGTCATTTCGCTCAGCGGCCGTTGCGCGTGAGGCCCTGGGTGATCTTGGCCAGGGCGGAGAGCTCCTCCGGAGCCGTGGCCTGGCCAGCGGCCGCGCCGACGGGTACGTGGGCCGCAGCCTGGGCCCGGAGGTCCTGGGCGATCCGCGCGTAGGCCGAGCGGGCGAGGTCGATCGAGGCCTCCAGCTCGTCCACCGTGGAGCCGTTCACCAGCTCGGCGATCACCTGGCCGGCGTTCTCGGCGAGCAGGGCCCGGCGGTGAGCCGTGAGCTCGCGCTGGGTGGCCGCATCGGTTGCGCTCTGGATCTCGGCGATGAGGACCGCTCGCTCGGCGGCGACGTCGACGGCTTGGTCGCGCGCGGCCGCGAGCTCGCTGAGCTGGGTCTGGGCCTCCGCCAATTCGCCCCGGAGGGCCTCCAGGGCCGCCTCCATGCCCGAGGGCTCGCCTGCGGTGGATGAGGAGTCGTCGGCGGGGGGATTCGCGTCGCTCTGGGTCTCAGGGGCTCCCTGGGTCGGTTCTACGGGATCGTCGGGGTCTGGCGGCATTGGCTGCTCCTTTTGGCGTGGTGAGCGGTTTGATGTTGGTCGAGTGCGGCTCTTGGCTCTTTAGCTCACCTCCAGGGTGGACGTCCGGACGCGGGAGGACCTGGTGGCGATCGCCGCCTCGGCGCGGGCCTGATAGGCGTAGGCCTGGGAGCCCGGGGAGATGCCCCGGGTCTCCTGGTAGCGGACGCGCTTCGCCTCGTCCATAGCGACCCACCTTAGGGCCATGCTGGCTACGAGAGCGATGAGGACGTCGTCGTCCTGGTCGGGGGTGGCGAGGACCTCGGCGTCAGTGGTGGGCTGGGCGTAGACGCGGGTGTACTCCAGACGGACGTCCTCGGCCGCGCCGATCACTGTGGGTGCGGGATCCAGGATGAGCTCGTTGCCGAAGATGCGGTAGCCGTGGGCCACGGTGCCCCGCACGCGGTCCTGGAAGTCGACCAGGTCGCCTAGGGCGGCCCCGGTGGTGCGGGACCCCGAGATGGGCATGCGGAGGATGTCCTCCGGCTGCTCGACGCGGGTGACCCGGAGCCATCTCGCCGGCAGCGTGTAGTCGGACTGGTTGGCGACGACGACGACCGTGGCTTGCACCTCCTCGGGGAGCTCGCGGGAGTACTGGCGGATGGCCTGGTTGATCCACTCGTCGAGGAGGGCGGTGCTCCAGACGGGGGTGGCTCCTGAGTCGTTGAGCTCCGTGCGGATGGTGGTGCGGATCGCGCTACGAGTGGTCATTGGAGGAACCACCAGCCGCAATGACGGAGGAGGGAGTAGAGCTTCATGACCTGGTCCGCTGCCCAGAAGCAGAGGTGGGCCAGTGGGATGGAGGTGTGGGCACCGGACCGGCCCGTCACGGCAGGCGCTCCGCCAGAGAGAGGCGGCGGCCGCAGCGCTCGGCCTGGAGTCTTGGGAGGACCTGGATCCAAGTGCCCGTGAGGGCCTCGTAGTCGTGGGCGTCGAATCCCAACTTGTGGGTGAGCGCCCAGTCGAGCCGGAGGACGTGGGCTGCCCGGTAGTAGCCGCCGTCGTAGAGCTGAGCCAGGACGCAGTGCCGGTAGCTGCTGAGGTCCAGGCTTCGCAGGTCGATCTGGCAGGGCCAGTCGGCGGCGAGCCGGCCGGCTGCAGCCTCCCGGTCGAGCCGAGCGACCCCGGCGGCGACGCGGCGCGTCAGCTCCTGGGCGCCGGGCCAGCTGTCGGTCATGCGGGGGGCACCTGCGGCGAGGCCTGGGCTGTGGAGCCGCCTTGTACGCGGCAGGTGCCGGCTTGCTCAGTTGGGCACTGGGTCCAGCAGACGCTACAGATAGGGGGTGGGGTGGGATTGGTCTTTCTGACGAAAGCGAAGTCGCAGCAGGTGCAGCGCGTCCAGGGCAGGTCTGGGTTGGTGGTGGTGGTCGTGGTGGTGGCTCCTTTCTGTGGGCTCATGCCGGTGGTACGAAGCGTACGCCGCGCTCCGCCGGAGTGGCCTGGGTGGTGATCCCGAGGGCCTCGCGGTCCTCCTGCACTTGCAGGAGCTCCGTTTCGGGGTCGGAGACGCCCAGCTGGTCCATCGAACGGGTGTGGGAGCTGAGGCCGGCGCTGGTGAGAGCGATGAAGCGGTTGGCCTCCGCGTCGTCATCGCGGGGCAGCATGGGCAGCCAATGTACGCGCACCTGGTACGGCGCGAACTGGCCGGGCTGGGCTAGGCCTACGTTGAACTGCTCTGCGAGCATTAGGCAGTACTGGGCGAGCTGCCGCAGCGCAGGCTCCCATACGATGCGACGGCGCAGGGTCCGCTGCACGATCGGCTGCAGCTGGGTCTCGAGGGCGACGCCGGAGAAGGGTTGCTCGGTATCTCCGAAGGATGATCGGGGGGTCTCGGCGACGCCGTAAATGGCCCGGAGCACGCGCTCGATGTGCTGCTGGACGGCCGGCGGCTGGCCGCGCCATTCGAGCAAAGCGACGTCGGAATTCTCCGGGATGTCCCAGACGGTGCCGGGGCCGACGGCGAGGTCGGTGTGCTGGCGGACGTTCTTGAAGACGACGGGGGGATCGGCGTGGTAGCGGATGACGTCGGCCTGGTCGGACAGGCGGTCGTCGAGCTCGCGGTTGAGGGGGATGACGTCCTCGAGGTCGGAGAGGCCCCAGGGCGAGCCCGGCGGGGCGAGATTGGGCACGTGGATGAAGGGGATGAAGCCGTAGGGGTTGACTCCCTGGAACGTGACGCTGCTGTTCACCTGCACGGTGAGGGACTCGGCGGTCCAAGTCTCGAGGAGATCGCCGGTGCGGGCCAGGCCCAGCTGGTAGTTGGTGGAGGCCTCGTCGGGGCTGATGGGCGAGAGCACGGATACGCTGAGCAGCTGCTCGGGGTCGTCGGAGGCGAAGACGGGGAAGAAGCGGGACGGATCGATGTTGAGGATGCGCACGCGGGCGCCGTGGTAGATGACCTTGAGCACGGCGTCGCCGAGGACGCTGGCGTTGGTGGCGGCGGAGAGCAGCAGGCGGTCGAGGTTGCCGGCGCGAGCGATCGCTAGCAGGGCCGCCTCCGTCGGGCCCGAGTCGTCGCTTGGTCCCTGGAACTGGATCCCGCGGGCGAACGTGTAGCTGACGTGCTTGTCGACGATCGCCCGGGCGTAGTTGGCGACAATCTGGCTGTGGCCAGGTCGACGGCCGGTGAAGTGGCGCCCCTCGTAGAACTCCTGGAGCTCGCGGTAGTGGGCGAGGCGCTGGCCGTGCTCGTTGCGGAGGCGGCTGGCCGGCTGGGTGCGGTTCTGGAAGATGACGGGTGGTTGGAAGGGCAGAAGGGCGATTCGGGGCCTCCGGTTGGGAAACGGATGTTCGCCGCCGGGATGTTAGCTCAATCACTTCCCCCAACGTTTGGCGTGGGCGCGGAGCTGCTGGGCGGCCTCGTCCAGCCAGCTGGCGATCGCCTCGAGGCGTTCCCCGGGGAGATCTCCTGCGCCCAGGGCTCGAGCGCGCTCGGCGAGGGCTCGGCGAACGGCCCGTTCGATGAACTCGGCCCGCTGGCCCGCAGGGACCAGGGCGTTGAGGGCGGCCCTGGTCGCTGCGGTCAGCGCGGTGCGGTAGGGTTGGACGGCCTGGCCGTAGCGCCTAGGCGTCGCGGCTGTCTGCTTTCTGGATGAGGTAGACGGCCCATCGGTAGCCGCAGATCAGGCTGCAGAAGAGGCCTTGGCCGCCTTTGCCGCGCCTGTTTGGGTCGCCGTGGTACCTGGGTAGGCGCTTGCCGCAGTAGCGGCATTTGGGCAGGGGAGTGGTGGCGCTCATAGGAGTGGGTTCCCCTTTCTGGTCGGTGCCTCCGGCTGGCGAGCGCGCCGCTCGGTCTCCAGGTCGACCAGCTGGTCCTGGACGGCATCGTCGGCCGGTTGGTCGATCGTGGCGTGGCCGAGGACCTGGGCTAGCTGACTCCGGATGGCCCATTCCGTGGCGCGGCGCTCGTCGTTGATTGCTGCCAGGTCAGCGTTCAGGGTGTCGAGTTGGGCCTCGAGGTGGCGGACGCGTAGCAGGTGGTGGCGGTAGGTCTCGTCGCCGGCGAGCACGAGGGCGAGTTTGCGCTGGCGGTCGTCGTCGTTGGCTCCGAGGCTGCGGGTGCCGCCGGCCTGGTCGATCGCCGCCTGCTCGATCCTCGCTCGGGACGTGCCGAGCACGTCCCGGGCGTCCCTGAGCTGGCTGGTGACTCCGGCGATATCGTGGTGGAGGGTCATTCGAACTTGCCCGCGTCGCCGTCCCAGATGGGGGGCTCGGCTGGGATGGGGTCGTGGTTACGGATCTGGAGGTAGCGGAGCTGGTACACGTTGTGAGCGCGCTCTGAGGTGGTTTCGGGGCAGATCGGGAGGGCTCGCTCGATCACTTGCCAGACGTGGACACCGTGGGCGTCCGTCCAGTGGCTGATGTAGAGGCGGGGGGTGCTTTCGGGCATGGTGGCTCCTAATGGTAGGATTTTGCTGCCTTTCTGTGGGCCCGAGTCCCCGGCGGTCCGTGGTGGTGCCGCCGGGGGCTCGCCGTGCTCAGTCGAGCGCTCGTCGCAGGGCTGCGTAGTAGGCGCCCGCTTGGCCTCGGCTGGTGGTTGTGTCGATTACGACGGGCGTCCAGGGCTCCTCGGCCTCTGGCTCGGCGGCTCGTTTGAAGAAGGCCTCGCCGCCCGCCTTTGCCTCTGCTGCGATGCGGGCCTGGGCTGCGTTCGGCAGGGTTGCCAGGGCCTCTGCGTAGCTGTCGTAGCTGCCGGCGGGCTCGCCGTCGATCCAGGCGATGCACTGCTTGGTTTCCCAGCTGAGGGTGACCCCGGTGAGGTGGGTTTCGCGGGCTCGGGCTGCGGTTCTGGCGTCCCAGTCGCGGGCGTTGGCGTCGGCGAGGGCTTGGCGCTGTCGCCAGGTGAGCTTGGGTCGGGGCATGGTGGTGGCTCCTTTCTGTGGTGGGCTCGTGGCCCGGGACTCCCCGGGCCACGAGCCAATTGCGGAGCGGACCGGGCTATCGGTCCATGAGCCAGGCGAGGAAGCGGTCGGCGACCTGGACGACATCGCCGGCGGTGATGCCGGGGACCTGTGTGGCCAGCGCGGTGGCGGATTTCAACGCGCTCATGCGTGCCATGAGGCGGTCGCGATCGGAGATGCCTCCGTTGGTGGTGGATGCCTGCGTGGCTGGGGCTGCGGCGGCGGCGCTGGAGACCGGCGGGGCGGTGGTTTGGGGCTGCTCAACGTAGCCGTTGATCCAGTAGGCGGTGCCGCGTGCGTCGCGTGTGACACTCAGTTGGACGTACTCGCCGACGGTTGCTCGGCGGAGCGGTGGGTCTGCCTTGAGCGAGTAGTTGAACCACTCGTTTCGGCCCTGTAGCTGGATGCCCTGAGGGTTGCTGGTTGCGACGGTCCCTGAGATGGTTTCGCTTTGGGCCACTGGTTGCCTCCTTTGGCTGATGGTGCTGGGGGCGACGGTTGACCCTCCTTTCCTTGGGCATGCTTCGCTTGGGTGGGGTTGCCTGCTCGCTTGGACTGGCCCGGTGACCGTTGCTTGGGGCTGGCTCCCAGTGGAGACCCCGGACGGGCGGACGCCTTGGTCGAGCTATTCGGTTCGGGCTAGCAGAAGCGGCAGTTGCAGCGGAGCAGTGGGCCGACCGCGCCCCAGCCGCAGCGCTGGGCACGGCAGGCAGGGCAGGGGCGCGAGGCCCAGCTGGGCAGGATGATGAGGATGGCGCCGATGATGGCCAGGACCTCCAGCCCGGTCATGTGGTCGCCTGCTGAGCCTGCGCCAGGGCCCAGCTAAGCCTGGCGGCTGCACGTGCCAGGGCCTGCGTGGGCTGGGTGCAGTGATGGACGTTGCCCCTGAGCGCTGCGCCGGCCAGGAGGGCCCGGCTGCCGAGACTGGGCCGGAGCTGCCGGGCGAGGGCCGAGGCCTGCGCTTCGAGCTGGGCTGCTGTGGGTTGGAGCATTGGTGGTGACCCCCGAGCCTAAATTTGCTTGCCGCCTCCGGCGGCTACCTGAAAAACTAAAAAACGGCACTTGCGGGACGGGGCAAGCCGCCTGACGGGGGGGCCACCCATTGCATGACCTGCACCGCGGCCGATCAGGAGCCTCAGCAGGAGTGGCCCACCCGTGGCTTGCGGCGGCCCGCAAAACCACTGACGCTCCTCGTTGTTTGCGGGGAAGTGGCTCGGAGTGCTGTGGTCGTTTGGGACCGGCGCGCGGATGAGCGGGGCGGGGCGTGGGCCACTGCGGGCCGGGGCGTGGAGGTGTGTTGAACTGGTATCGCCGCAGGGGGGTGCCCGCGCCCCGTCCCCGCCCGCGCGCAGAACCCCGGGCCGGCGGCGTGGGCCTGGGCGGCGATGGTGGTTCGCTGGGCGCTGGTGTGGCTTGCGTGTGACCTGGGTGTGTAGTGGATGAGGCCCGATGCGGCTGGCGGAGCGGAAGCCGTGCGGGACGCGCTCATTAGCCGTGGGGTGGTTGGGGACCTTGGGGTGAGGGCGCGATCCCGCCGGCGGAGCGGAGCGGGCCGCATGGGGCGGGCCGTTGGCGCCCGAGGATGTTCCTGAGGGAGTGGGCGCGGGCGAGCAGGTGGGGCCGCGTCTAGCGGTAGGGGTCCCCGCCTGGGAGGCTGCGCCTACCGTGGAGGTGGTTAGTGGGTGCTTTAAGGTCGGAGCCCCGGGCCGCTGAGCGTTGCCTCCGAGCCTCCGGGGACCGCTGCTCGGCCCACAGCGGGCGAAGTCCCGTACCGCCGGTCGTAGCCCCGTGGGTTATTGGGTATGACGAGCGACCCCGCCCGTTTGCCCAGCGGCGCCGCCCGAAGGGCTTAGGGGCAAGCCTGGGGCTAGAGCAGGAGCTAAGGGGGGCGGCGCCGATGGGCAAAAGAAGCGGGTGGGGGGAGCGGAGGTGCACCTGAACGGGGGGGGCAGCTGCGGAGCGTGCCGCCCCCGGCACCTGGGCCTTGGTGGATCGGCCTAGCCCCGTTGAGGTGGGTTGGCCCTCTCGGGACCTGGGCCGGTTGCGCCTCCGGGGAAGGATGTGGGGCTAGGCGGCCCTACCACTGCTCGGTTCTGGTTGGAGATTGCCGCCAATGCCTCGTTGGATGCCCTATGCCCCGGGTCGGCGAGCGGAATCCTTGGTCCTGCGGGGCGGCTTACGGGAGCCTTTTTTCCTACCGGACCTCGGACAGCGGTAGGGGAGCAGCGCTAGGGAGAGAAACACGGGTGGCGGTAACGGTAGGGGGAGCGGCGGCAGGGGGAGTGGCAGGGCGAGGGCTGGGCGTGGCTAGGGCCGCCTCGGGCGGCCTGTGGCCACGCGCGGCCTGGAGTGCTGGGCGGCTTCCACGACGAGGGCCAGGGAGATAAGGAGGTCGTCGTGGCCGTCGCGGGGATCCACCTGGAAGCTGAGGCGTTGGTTCTGGTGGAGCGCGGATCGGGCGAGCCTGAGCTGGCTCCAGAGCTCGGTGCTCTCGGGGGACCCGTCCTCTACGTAGATCCGGAGGCGGCCGCTGTTGACGGTGGTTAGGAGCTGGTAGCCGAGGTCGCTCTTGCTTACGGCGGTGAAGGTGAACGGGTGGACGAGGTCGGCGCCGAGGGCGCCGACGAGGAACGAAGCGACGCCCGCTCCGATTCCGCTGGCGTCGACGACGATGGCCTGGGAATGCCAGAGGCGCAGCAGGGCCACGAGTTGGCCGAACGTGTCGCGATGGCGCACGTTG